CCGCAACGGGATCAGTAGGTGTTGGTCCCGCTCGTATTAGGCAGGTTCAAGTCAAAACAACGACGGGTTCCCCACGCCTTACAATAACGGATGGAAACGGCGGCTCTGTTGCTTTAGACATGGATTTAAATGCCTCGTCAACGCACTCCGCTAACATTCCTTCTGACGGCATTCGAGTCTCTGACATCTGGGTATCTGCGGTAACCGCCATTACGTCGGTTACTGTTTTTTACAGTTAAAGAAGGGATAAATCATGGCGTCTGATGTAAAAGCAACCTACCTAACCGCAACTGGAACTGTTTTTGCGGGTAGATCGCGTATAAAAGCCATTCATTACCAAGCAGGGTCTAGCCCTTCTTTGGTTTTAAAGACTGGAAGTACAAGTGGAGCCACACAGCTAACGTTAGCTTTTGCTAACAACACTGATGACAATGTTTATATACCCGACGAGGGGATGTTATTTAGTGATGGGTGTTATGCCGTACTGACTAACGTCACCAACATAACGGTATTTTACAATTGAGGTAGTTATGGAAACCAAAGTAGCTACTCTTAAAAAAGTAAAGTCCTCTAAAAGTAAAGAAAAATTAGTCAGTCATAATAGGGACTTTATGAAAATAGCAGAAGTTTTATCTAAGTTAGAGAAGCACGAAGCAGAGTGCGATTTGCGATACAAGCGCATTGAAGAAAAACTGGGCGAACAAAAGATTTCTATGAAGTCATTAGACCTTAAAATATGGGGTTTAGCGGTTTTGATAATCATAGCACCTATGGTGCACAAGTTTTTGTCGTGACGGCAGAACACAGGTACAATTTATGGCCACATCTGGAAGCAAAGACTTTGAGCTAGACGTCGCAGAATATGTCGAAGAGGCATTTGAGCGTTGTGGTTTAGAAGTCCGAACAGGTTACGACATGAAGACTGCAAAGCGGTCTTTAAATCTTTTACTTGCGGACTGGGCTAACCGTGGCTTAAACCAGTGGACTATAAAGCAGAAAACGCTTGCAATGGTGGCGGGAACAGGTGTTTATCCAATCCTTCCTGACGTTATCGATATCTTATCTGTGGTTGTTCGCCGTGACGGAACCGATTATTCTTTACTTCGGTTAAGTCGTGATGGTTTCCTTACTATTCCAAATAAAACTACCCAAGGCCGTGTTAATCAATTCTTTTTAGATCGGCAAATTACCCCTAGCTTAAAGTTATGGCCCATCCCAGATAACAGCACTGATGTCGTTTACTATAACGCATTAACTCGTATGGACGATGCTGATATTTACACTAACTCAATGGATGTTCCTTTTCGCTTTTACCCTTGTTTAGCGGCAGGGTTAGCGTATTACTTAGCTTTAAAACGTGCTCCGAATCGTGTTCAAATGCTAAAAGCGGTATACGAAGAAGAATTTGAAAGAGCAGCAACAGAGGATAGAGATCGCTCATCCTTTAATGTTGCGCCTAGCTTTGATTATTATAGGGTAGGCTAATGGGTAAGTTTGCTGCTGGAAAAGACTCATGGGCAATCTCCGATAGATCGGGATTCCGCTACCCCTATAGATTGATGAGAAAAGAATGGAACGGCCTTTTGGTGGGTCCAGACGAATATGATCCAAAACAGCCTCAATTGGGGCCTTTTCGTAAGGTGTCTGACCCCGAAGCCCTTAAAAATGCCCGTCCTGATCGAGTAGAGCCTTTAGATGTTTACGTGGGGGTGCCTTTAGTGGTTGACCCCACCCTACGACCCGTACAAGGGTTTGGTCAAGTTGGAATAGTGACGGTGACCACATGAGTTTTACTTACGCGCAGCTACAACAAGCGATTCAGGACTACACAGAGAACAATGAAACGTCTTTTGTGAATAATCTTCCCCTTTTTATAAGGCAGGCCGAGGAAAGAATCCTTAAAGGCATCCAACTCAACCTGTTTAGGAAGAATGTAAGCGGCACAATGACATTGGGTAACCGATTCTTGGCGGCCCCTAGTGACTTCCTAGCCCCTTTTGCGCTATCCTTTATTGATAGTAGCGGGGATCACGTGTTCTTACAGTTTAAAGACCCTGATTTTGTACAAACGTTTAATCCTGACTCCACTACCACGGGAAATCCCCGTTTTTACGCAAGTTTTGACGTGGATAACTTTATTTTAGGACCTACGCCTAATGGGGCGTATAATGTAGAACTACACTACTTCTATCGTCCACTAAGCTTGACGGCGGGTGTATCGACTGGGACAACATGGCTCAGTACAAACGCAGAAATAGCTTTATTGTACGGTGCGCTGATTGAAGCGTACACTTACATGAAAGGAGATGCGGATATGATGACAATGTATGAAAAAAGATTTATGGAAGCCATGTCACGAATGCAAGTGCTAGGCGAGACAAAAGAAGTGACGGATGAATACCGCACTGGACAAATAATAAGGCCTAAACAATGAGTTTTCCAGCAATGAAGCTAGAAACGGCGGCTACCTTCGCAGTGGATGTACATACCACCAGCGGAAGAGGCTTTACGCCAGAAGAAATTGCAGAACGATGCGCTAATAAGATCATCAATATTTCTGACGACGCTAACCCGACCATTAAGGCCCAAGCCCATGCTTTTCGCGGGCAGTTAATTAAAACTATAGAATTCTACATGCGCCAAGCTATCAAATCGGATAGAACAACCGTGTATAATGCGTTAACCGATGCCGGCCAACCAGAGCTTGCTAAACTTATAAGGAGACTGTGACCATGGCCTTTTCAGGAAACTTCATGTGCACCAGCTTTAAAAACGAATTACTGTATGGTGCCCACGACTTTGACGCCTCTACAGGAGATACATTTAAAATAGCCCTCTACACGAGTTCGGCGACGATGACTGCGGCGACAACGGCGTATGCAACGACCAACGAGACGAGTGGAACAGCCTACGTGGCTGGCGGTGAAGCCTTGACTCCAGTGAACCCAGTTATTTCTGGAACCACGGCGTTGACTGATTTCTCAGATGAGACGTGGTCAACTGCGACGATCACGGCCCGTGGCGCGTTGATTTATAACACGACACCGAATACAACTTCTATTGCCCTGACTAACCCGTCAGTCGTCGTATTAGATTTTGGTTCGGACAAAACGTCAACAGCAGGTGATTTCACAGTTGTGTTCCCCACCGCTGACGCTAGCAATGCGATTATTCGGATAGCGTAATGACTGATGCAACCGTCACCTTTATAGGCTGGAGTTCATCCAGCCAAAGTTGGGGAGGCGGTCCGTGGGGTCAAGATGAGGGTCTTCCCGCAGCAACGGGAACTGTTGGCACCGTAAGTGTCGATGCCGCGTCCGATGCCCCCGCCACTGGACTGGCAGCAACGGCCAGTGTTGGTGATGTTACAGTAACCAGCGTGAACGCTGTATCCGTAACAGGAGTCGCTGCAACAGGCGGAGTGGGTTCGGCCTCCGTTGGATTAGGCGCAAGGGTCATTTTTTCTACGGGTTGGAATTCGACGACCCAAAGTTGGGGCGGTGGTCCGTGGGGTCAAGATGAACCCCTTCCCGCAGCAACGGGAAGCTCGGGCACAGTAAGTGTCGAGGCGGCGGCGGGTGCCTCCGTAACCGGTTTAGAAGCAACGGCCAGTGTTGGCGCTGTTACGGTTATCGCATATAGTAGCGTAACCGTCACGGGTATCGCCGCAACGGCCAGTGTGGGCACCGTATCAACGCAAACGGATAACCGTTTTGAAGTTACCGGTGTTCAGGCAACAGGTCAAGTGGGTAGTGTTACGGTTATAGCCGACGCTATCATTAATGTAACAGGAGTTTATGCAACGGGTGTTGTGGGTCCAGTACTGGTTTACGGCCGTATTATCCCCGATCAAGACCCCAATTGGAAAAACATAGCAGCGTGAGGAATTAAAGATGCCCAGTACTTATACAGTCAACCTCGGGATTGAAAAACCAGCCACAGGTGAACAGTCTGGAACTTGGGGCGATACCGTCAATGACAACTCTAATATATTAGACGAAGCCATTAATGGTGTAGTTTCGATAACGCTAGCATCCGCTGGCTCTTCTGGCTCCCCCAATCAAATTGCCATCACTAATGGTGCCTCTTCTACAGGTCGTAATAAATGGATCGAATTTGCCGATGGCGGTGATTTAGGTGCAACGGCTTTTGTAGAACTGATTCCTAACGATGCCGAAAAAATATGCTTTATTAGGAACAGCCTTGCGGGAAGCCGCTCGGTGATCCTTTTCCAAGGCACGTATAACGCGAGCAACGACATTGAGATCGTGGCGGGTACGGACGTGGTCGTTAAGTTTAACGGTGGCGGAACGGGTGCAACCGTCGTCAACGTTTATGCCAACTTGGCGGTGGACGGTATTGTGGCGACAACCGCGGATATTAATGGCGGAACAATCGACGCCTCCGTAATAGGTGGATCTACCGCTGCGGCCGTTACTGGAACAGTGGTTGTGGCTAACACTAGCCTTAACATTGCTGCCGATGGCGCAACGGTTACTGGCATCAAAGACGAAGACAACATGGCGTCTAACAGCGCCACAAAGCTAGCTACCCAACAGTCCATCAAAGCTTACGTTGACTCCCAAGTAGGTACGGCCGACACGCTTTCAGAGGTGCTTGCGCTTGGTAATACCTCTGGCGGCACGAATGTTGAACTATCCACCACGGACAAAGTTCAGTTCCGCGATGCGGCTATCTACATTAACTCCAGCATGGATGGTCAGCTTGATATTGCCGCAGACACTGAGATCCAGCTTGTAGCCACTACAGTGGACTTGAATGGCATCCTCGATGTTTCAGGCAACATTGTGGTCGGGGGCACCGTGGACGGTGTTGACATAGCCGCCCGAGATGCGGTCCTTACTTCTACAACCAATACGGCTAACGCGGCTTTGACGCCAACGGGAGATGGTTCAGGATTAACGGGAGTGTCTTTAACTACAGGCGTATCGGGAACCCTTCCCCCTGCCAATGGTGGTACGGGTTTAACTGCTCCCGGAACGTCCGGCAATGTCTTAAAATCTAACGGAAGTGCTTGGACTTCAGCCGCAGAAGCTGCGGGATACCCTGCTCCAACATTAATTGGAGTGAGCGGCACTGTAGCTTCAGCTACTTTCCAAGTAGCAACTGCGGGAAGCATTACTATCACGCTACCTGCTAGCCCAAGCGCAGGCGACTATGTTGTGGTTAAAGACGGCACAGGTGCTGCCGCGACTACTAATTTCACAGTCGCTCGAAATGGCTCTAACATTGCAGCCAGCGCAACAGACCTCACTTTTGACAAAAACTTTGCCGAGATTGTTATGACGTACATTAACGGAACAATCGGCTGGAGTGTGTAAATGGGCACCTTATCCGAACTACTCCCGTCTGGGGGAAATCAGAACGAAGTTGAATTCGTAGCATCGGGTACGCTGCCTAATGGACAGGCTGTGGTGTTAAAGGCTGATGGTACTGTTGAGGTTGTTGCTATTATTAGTACAGTAAAGTCTGTAGCTATTCCAGCAGGTTCTACTTATACATTTCACTCAACCTCTATGCTTAGACCGACACTAGCTTGGGATAAAAACACCCCAAACACTATTGTTTTAATATATGCCGACTCAGGTAATTCATTATATGGTACTGCAATAATAGGTAAAGTGGCGGGAACCACCATATCATTTGGGGCTGAGTACGTTTTTGTATCAAGTTCTTCTCCAGCTTATACTTCTGTAAAATATGACCCTAATCAAGCAGGTAAATTTGTAATTGCATATGTTTCTGATTCTCAAGGTCGCACCATTTTAGGAACTGTTTCTGGCACATCAATTACTTTTAGCAGCCCTGCATCATTTATTTCTCAAAATATGTCTCATGTAAAACTATCTTTTGACCCTAATACGACTGGTCGATTTGTAGTTTCATATCTTACTGTTAGTCCTGATCGCGTAGCTACTGTAATTAGTGGGTTACTGTCTGGAACATCGTTTACGTTTGGCACACAAGTTGCATTAGACTCAAACTCAAGTGTTAACGGATTAGGGGGTCTTGAGTACGACCCAAATACAGCGGGTAAGTTTGTAGCAGCTTTTACCGATCATGGATCTTCTTATTTCGGCAAGGCTATTGTTGGTACAGTTTCGGGTTCTAGTATATCTCTTGGATCTGTAGCAACTTTCAGATCCTATGGCGGGGATAGTAATGCTATCTCCTTTGACCCCACAACAGCTAATAGTTTTTTAATATCATGGGAGGGCTACAGCCCATCTGGTGTGTATCTAAAGATAGGAACAATCTCAGGAACTTCCATTAGCTTTAGTAGTGAAGTGACAGTTACTACAGCTAGCAGCACAGAGGCAGTGTCTGTAAAATACAACCCAAATACAACTACAGGAGTTTTTATAGTTCAGTACCAGCAGAGCAGTGCTCAAAAAATAGCGGTGTGTTCAAGGTCTGGTTCTTCTATTACCATAGGTACTACCTACACTTTTGTAGGTTCTTACTCCAATCAGGCAGAAGTAGCGTTTGATCCAAACGTAAGTGGTAATGGTAAGTTTATAACATCTTATAAAGATATAACTAACGCAGGTCAAAGTGTTGTAGGCCAACTAGCTGCTACAGCCCTAGTACCAAACGTAGCAGACTTCATAGGCATAACCTCTGCAGCAATTACGTCAGGCGCATCGGGTGACATCGTGCTGAAAGGTGGTATAGCGGCTAGTGTGGCTAATACGCCATTGCTCCAAGTGTATGGTTCTGAAGCTGCTGCTAATTCATCAAATAGCTATTACGTTAACACTTCATATGACCCTAATAACGCTAATAAATTTGTCGTTGTTTGGATGGATGCTGGTAACTCTACTCATGGAAAAGCCGTAGTCGGGACAGTGAGTGGTACTTCAATTAGTTATGGTACTGTTGTTACTTGGAACGCTGCTGCTACTGGCTATGTATCTAATTGCGCGTTTGACCCTAATACGGCTAATAAGTTCGTGATTGCTTTTCAGGATGATAGTAACTCAGGGCAAGGTACAGCTATTGTAGGAACGATTTCTGGGACTTCATTAAGCTTTGGATCAAAGTATGTATTTAATGCCGCTAATACAAGCTATCCTGCAATAAGCTTTGATCCTAACACTGCTGGAAAGTTTGTAGTCGCTTTTGGAGCCACTGGAAAATCTGTAGTTGGTACTGTTTCTGGTACTTCAATTAGCTATGGTACTGTTGTTGATTTTAATGCACTAACATCATATATTTCTATCTCCTTTGACCCTAACACCGCTAATAAATTTATAATATGCTATCGAGATCTTAGCAACGCTAATTACGGAAAAGTGATTGTAGGTACTATTTCTGGGACTTCATTAAGCTATGGAACTGAGGCTACTTTTTACCCCAATAGTATAACGCAAATGGTAGCAGCGTATGACCCAAGTCAAGCTAATAAAGTAGTTATTATCTATAGAAATGACTTTGCTAGTGATGTAGGTGTGGCTTTAGTCGGGACAGTAAGTGGTACTTCAATTAGTTATGGTACTGCTGTTGTGTTTAATAACGCTAGTACAAATGCGCTAAACCTTGCTTTTAAAAAAACAGGAAGTAACTTTATAATAACTTATGCAGATAATGGTAACTCAAGCTACGGCACATCAATCATGGGAACTTTATCAGGCACAGATGTTACCTTTAAGGAAGAGGTTGTATTTAATTCAGGCAGCGTTGAATATACTTCAATTTCTTTCGATGACAACAATTCGGGTAAGTATGTAGTTGCTTATAGAGACACTGCTAATAGTAGTTACCCAACAGCTATTTCAGGCAATCTTAGCAGTGCTATGACCATCGGCTCTGACTACTACGTTCAAGCAGACGGCACAGTATCCACAGTCACTACCTCGCCTGCCGTTAAAGCAGGTACTGCTATTTCCGCTACAACCCTAAATCTAATGGATCAATTATGAGCAATCTAAGCGAGTTATTACCTTCAGGTTCGGGCGGCAAGCAGTTTGATTTTGTGGCCAGTGGTACGCTGCCTAATGGTAAGCCAGTTATTCTAAATGCTAATGGCACTGTTACTGTGGTGGGAGAATCAGGTGCGACTGAGAGCATACCAGCAGGTAGTGAAGCTGTATTTAATGCTGGAAGCACTGTTAATACTTCGGTGTCTTTTAACCCAAACGTAGCTAATCAGTTTGTGGTTGCGTATACGGATAATGGTAATTCTCAATATGGGACGGCAGTTATAGGTACAGTTTCAGGAACTTCACTTAGCTTTGGCTCTGAGGTTGTATACAACTCAAGTCAAGTAGCTCAATCAAAAATATCCTTTGACCCTAATACTTCGGGCAAGTTTGTAATTGCTTTTAATGAGGGTGCTGCAAATAGCACTGCTGGTAAAGTCATAGTCGGAACTATATCAGGCACTTCACTTAGTTTTGGAACTAAAGTGGCTTGGAATGGAACCTCGGCTACGGGTTGGTTTTCAATAGAATATGATCCAAACACTGCCAATAAAGTTGCTATTAGTTATAGAGATGGTGGCAGTTCAAATTACGGCACTGCAATCGTAGGCACAGTTTCAGGCACTTCAATATCTTTTGGAAGTGAGGTCGCATTTAACGCATCTTCTACTTTTTACACTGGATTATCTTTTGATGTGGGTAACTCAGGCACATTTGTAGTCACTTATGGAGACGCAGGTAACTCAAGTCGGGGGACAGCTATCATAGGTACAATCAGTGGAACAAGCATTAGCTTTGGCTCTGAGTATGTATTTAACTCATCTACCACTAACTACACTAACGTAGCTTTCGACCCTAGCACAGCAGGTGTTTTTGTGGTTACCTATACGGACGCTGGTAACTCAAGTGCGGCTACTGCTGAAGTGGGTACTGTATCTGGCACATCTATATCTTTTGGCTCTGCCGTAGTATTTTCTACAAAGCCTCCGCTAACCTCTGCACCCGCTTTTAATCAGAATAAAGCAGGCAGCTTTGTCGTTGTTTATGAAGATTCATCTAGTCCCAATGGAGGCTATGCTATTGTAGGTACTGTTAGTGGAACTTCACTTAGCTTTGGCTCCGAGCAAGTCTATAATAGTGGAAATACAGGATCTTATAGCGTAGCTGTTGACCCTAATACTTCGGGAAAGTTTGTAATTATTTATCAAGATGGTAGTAATTCAAATTACGGTACAGGAATTTTAGGGCAATTAAGCACAGTGGCAACCA